GCGCTTTGTGTATAAATGGAACTAATACGGCTTACGGGCGTACCATTTGCTTCTGTAAAATCAAAAATAGTTGCAACAGGTGTCGCGCCGTTTCCATTATTTGTGTTGCCAATCTGAGCAACAACGGTGTCAGATGTATATGCCTGACGAATATCCAATCGTTTTGCAGGCGAAGTCGTCCCAATACCAAGGTTGCCGGATGCGTCAAGCGTCATTGTTTGGGTAAAGTTGGCGTTATTACCTGCCGTGCCGGATGGGGCGGTGAACCATTGGTGTTTGCCTACGGTCTGGTTGTATGATGTAGCCTCTATACTGCTTGCCAAATATTTGTAATTTGTGCCGTCGGAATAAACGTTCGTGAGAATTTGAGTTAGGTTATTTCCTTGAACACCAAATGCCCCGTTTGCACCTGCGCCATTACCAACCTGAATAAATTTTAAACCGCTACCCCAAGCACTTGGCGTAGTCCCCAAACCAACATTGCCCGACGTATCCAGCGTCATCGCCGTGCTTGGCGAACCAAAGATAGACGTACTGCTTACCCGAACAAAGTTTGAGCCGTTATATGCAACAACGCACTTTTCCGCCGCTGCAACCGTGATAGCCGTGCCGCCAGACGCCTTGAATGAAAAGGTATAGGTGCTTGACAGATTATTAATATGGTAAATCTGGCTTGCCGCAGGGACCGTGATTGTCCATGTACTCGCGCTGGGCGTTACGTTCAGAATCGCATACTGGGATGACGTAGACCCAAGACTTGTGCCGGTGGTTTTACTGAGCGACAAGTCACCCGTCAGCGAAATTGCCAACTGCCCAGCAACCGCTGTATCAACATAAGTTGTTAGGTAGTTGTTGACCGTATCGCCCCATGTACCTGACAGCTCCCCGGTTGTCGGAAGCGCAAGACCTAGAGAGGAGGTATAAGTGGTTGCCATTTCAATCCTTTAAACAGTAGCTACTTCAGCCCAATCGGGCGTTTGTGTATCTGAAATATCCGTCCAGACCGGAGTTTGTCCGTTACTTATGTTCTGCCAGTTGGAAGAACTGCTTGCGGCAATTTGTGTCCATCCGGGTGTCTGGCTGTTAGTTATGTTTTGCCAATCAGGAGACTGCATATCATCAATCAATTTCCAATAAACTGCAATTACAACCCCAACATCAGCTTGCGCGTAGTCTCCTGTAAGCGCAAAACTTCTAGGCCCAACAGCAACAGAACCCACGCTCCCCGCTGATGAAACCCCGGACAGAGTAACCGAAACATCTTTAACTACTGTTCCTACAGACCCCGTTGCCGACGTTGAGTTAAGCGCAATACTTGTAGAAGACCCAACAGATTGAACAAACCCTTGAGCTGCTACTCCTGAAAACGCAACAGAAAACTTGCCTGTTGCACCCGTGGCGGAAACACCCGTTACAGAAACAGTTTTACTGTGAATTACTGTTCCGACTGACCCAGAAGCAGGTACGCCTGTAAGAGCTGTAGAGGCGCTTGGGACGACAGTTCCAACAGAACCCGTTGCCGAATCCCCTGTTTCAGCATCAGTATTACTCGCAACAACAGTCCCGACTGAACCTGTGGCGGCATTACCTGTCAGAGCTTTTGAAGAACTCGGGGTAACTGTCCCAACTGCTCCTGTTGCCGTTACGCCGGTCAAGGCTATTAGAGGATTAGAAACAACCGTTCCAACAGAACCCGTTGCGGCTGCACCTGTTATAGCAAGAGACGTATCCCCTCTGGAAACTGTGCCAACAGCTCCAGAAGCTGTAACTCCGGTGAGCGCAACTGATTGAGATTGAGTGACTGTCCCAACTGCACCAGACGCCGATACACCCGATACGCTAACCGAAGAAGAAGGCGAAACAGTACCAACAAAACCAGATGCTGCTGTCCCGGTGAGCGCAACTGATTGAGATTGAATGACTGTGCCGACCGCACCGGACGCTGATACGCCAGTAATAGCTACAGTGTTGTTAGGGGTTTCGGTTCCTACCAAACCTGCGGCAGTGACCCCTGTCAGAGCAAAAGATGTAGCTCCTCTAGAAACTGTGCCGACTGACCCCGCAGCCGAAACTCCGGTGAGCGCAAGGGAGAAATTGGGCACAACCGTACCCACCACCCCAGAAGCCAGTACACCAGTTAACGCGCATGAATAACTTGGAACAACGGTCCCAACAGAACCAGACGCCGATACACCAGTTAGTGCGCGTGAATAAGTCGGGACAACGGTCCCAACAGAACCAGATGCTGAAACACCCGTGAGGGTTATAGTTTGGCTGGCGGTAACGGACCCAACCGCACCAGAAGCTGTTGCGCCGGTAAGGGCTACTGTTCTGCTAGATGTGACTGAGCCGGGGGTTCCGGTTGCCGCATTCCCCGTGAGGATTGTTTCGCCGTTCCCCCAAGTGCCGTACCCCCAAGCACCAACGCCCCAGCCCGCCATGATTTTATGTGGTGGCTAAACGAATCAGTGCGGTCGTGGTCGTATTGGACGGCATAGTCAACGTAAACGTTCCCGCAGTAATTGTCTGCGAACCAAACGTGTGGACGCTAATCGCTTTGTTACTCTGCGTTGAGTTGTAGAGCAACACAGTATCGAACGCCGTCGAAAGCGTCACAGTGGTATAAGTAATTGATGCAGATGGCGTCCAATAACCCACACCCGCAGTAGATGAGCTGTTAGTAGAGGTTGGAGCCGTCGCATTTGTTACTGTTACACCGCCAGCGGTATAGTTAGTACCCGTCACTTCTCCAGTAGCCGTATACGCGGTTGTGCCTGCGTTGATTGTGGCCGAAGCAAGATAAAGCGCAGCTTTAACCGTGTCCGTTGTTGGCGAAGTTAAACTAGTACGAGAAACAATAGTTGACGTTCCAAGTTGATGCTGACCAAGCATCAGTTCCCCAAGGAACGAAGTGCACATTGATTGAGTATTTGCCATGATATGCCCTTATGCAATTTCTGCTGCTTCTGCAAACAGCGGAGGAGAAGTTTTTAATATGACATGGGCAGAACGGTGAACCAATTCGTCATTCAACCAATACTCAACCCAAGTAGTTGCCTCGATGTCGTTATCTATCGAGCCTTCTTTTTTGACAAGAAGGGAATCATTCATTTCGCCGTAAATTGTAGTAACTAACATCTTTACCTCAATTAGAAGACCGGATTAACGCGTCTGACGCGGTATTGCCCGGAAGTACAATAGTAAACGTATTACCAGAAACCGTTTTGTCGGCCCCAAAGTCCAATACCGCGATTGACCGGTTAGCTTTACTGGAGTTATAAATCAGGGCTGCACGGGCCGTGAACGAAGCAGATGTCCAACTGGGATTGTTAAAACTGACGTACGCCGTATAACTAGAAGAGTTAACAGACACCCCTGTGATCGTAACTCCGCCAGCCGTATACCCTGTACCCGTAATCTCGTTGGTAGTAGAGTAAGCAGTGGTGCTTTCGTTGAGCGTGGCGTTCCCCGTGTATAACGCGATCTTGAGCGTGTCTGTCAGCAGGTTATGGATTGCCTGATACAGTTCCGCCTTAAAACTCGTTGTTTGGGTCTGAATGATCATCAAACCACCTGCACGCGGACCTGCCCGCTACGGTACGCGTCTTGACGATCTTTGCCGTCGCCCAGTTGTTTGAGCAGGATCATCGACTGGTCATACAGGTCTCTGTACATAGCAACCAGATCCGCTTCGCCCTTCATAAACCGAATGGCTTCAACTAACGCGCCGTTGAGCAACGCGGAATCAAAGTTGTCGCCCAACCATGTGGTGTTGGCCGTTACGATTGACTCTGGATAATAGTAATAATGCAACTCGGTGTTATACGTTGTATCTGGAGTCGGTCCAAGAATAAACGTCAGCTCCGTTGGGTCTACGGATTGGGGTCCAAAAATGGCGTAGTGCGCAGGAGTCCCGGTATCCGTTGGGTTTGGGTATGCCTCACGAATAAAGTTCACATCCTTGTTAAGCAGGAATGTGTAAGAGCCACCCGTGGGGTATACCGCCATCGAATACACAGACAAAAAGTCATTCGGTGCGGACAGGTATTTGTTATTTGCGGTGATCGTACCGGTCACGTTCTTCCGCAGGTTGGGCAGTTGGACCGTATTATAGATCTTCTGCTCAGCCTGCTTAATGAACAAGTTTACATCTGTCGTCTCGAAGGTGTTCTCCGTGATATCAGATATGTACGTGACCAGTTCCGTGTAGTTCATGCCATCGGACCCCGAGCCATCACGCCTTTGGTAGCTGCGCCAGTACCACGGGTTTTAATGCCGGAAGTTTTAACTTCGTCGTTAGTACCGATTGAGACACCGCCACTCACAGGGGTCCAATTTTTACGTGTAGGCATCTTTACCGGAATACCCACATTATCAATTGAAACCGCTTTGCCTTGAGCGTCATGCGGTTGAGCGTAAGTCATGGCATTGCCAACTTCTTTG